AGAGCAAGGCGACGTCGCATACGCTGAGAGCGTTTTAGAAGCATATCAAGGGCAATATGAGAGCATGGCAGACTTTGCACAACAAATGGTCGACGACTGCGGTGACCTGCAGGACGTGCCTCATTTCATAGAGAATGCAATTGACTGGGATGTAATCGCAGAGCAATTCCATTGGGACTACTCTATCACCCTTGACGGGTATGTTTTCAACCTAAACGTATAGGTTGTGACACTTGGGGAACTGGTACACGGTTCCCCCATTCGTTCCTTTATCCCCTTATAATAAGTGAGTAACAAACAAACAAAACACTCTATGAATAGAGCAATCGGAACAGTAAGAGCAACAGACACTAATGTCAAGGGGCACGTTCTGAGAGCATCATCAGGTGGCGGCATGACCTTCACAAAGGCATCAGGTTTGGGTAAGAGTATGGTCGCAGACTTGGACGGTGTGATCGCTCGTGCTAAGAGACAGTATAGGGCAGACCGCAGAGCAATGGTGCTGGAAGGGTCAGCGACCTAACTGGCACAGTTGGTTCGTGTATTGGCAGGGGCGGTGCGTCGCCCCCCGTCGCCCTAAAAACCGATAACTACCCTAACCTACAAAGTGTTACGGAAGCGAGAACAATATCATAAGCAAACTAAATTTTTTTTCCCTGTTAAAAAATCCCCACAGGGTTGATTGCTAATAATTCAAAAGTGATATATAATGGCATATGATAATCCACAGAATGCAAAAAAATAACCCTGATGAAAAACGCCCCATAGAGATTGATACAGTATCTGGTGAATATTTTGTAAGAATCCCTGAATGGATAATTAATGATCAGGGTTGGTTTGAAGATACTGAATTGAGTTTTAGAACAGATGGTGATGAACTTATTATCGAAGAGTATGAAGAATAACACATATCACATTTATCTAAGAGGAGAGTGTCTCTTCAAGGATCTTGATGATTATGAGTTTAATCTTATATGGGGAAGAATATACAAGTCATATTTTAAAGATGAATTAACCTACGAAATAATTGAATGGAGTAGTGATATCCTAACCGATGCTTCTTATTGACATATTATAGATAATCGCATATAATGGTAGTATAAACTACGTAGGTTTAATGACTAAAGGATTTACAGTTAAAGCGAAATCTCCTGTTCCAAAGAAGGAACCAGAATGGGATTACGATAAGGCTAAGGAGATAGTTAAAGGTAAAACAGTTGTATTCTGTTTACCTGGTAGAAATGTCTCATATACATTTTTGAAAAGTTTTGTTCAGTTATGCTTCGATCTTGTCCAGGCGGGTGCTTCGATACAGATCTCTCAAGATTACTCCTCTATGGTTAACTTTGCTCGTTGCAAGTGCCTTGGTGCTAATGTTCTAAGAGGACCTGATCAAATGCCTTGGGATGGTAAGTTACCATATGATTGGCAATTATGGATTGATTCAGATATTGTTTACAATACAGAGAAGTTCTGGCAGTTAGTTCTTATGGAACAAGATATTGCTGCTGGTTGGTATATGACAGAGGATGGTAAGACTACTTCTGTTGCTCATTGGTTAGATGAAGATGATTTCAGAACCAATGGTGGTGTTATGAATCATGAAACAGGTGATAGTATAGGTAAGCGTAAGAAGCCATTTACAGTTGATTATACTGGTTTTGGTTGGTTACTTATTAAGAAGGGTGTTTTTGAACATAAAGAAATGCCTTATCCTTGGTTCGCTCCTAAGATGCAAGTCTTTGAAAGTGGCGAAGTACAGGATATGTGTGGCGAAGATGTCTCATTCTGCTTGGATGCAAAGGAGGCAGGTTTCGAGATCTGGTGCGATCCTCGCATTCGTGTAGGGCATGAGAAGACAAGAGTAATCTAATGGAGCTTTATAACATCACTATAAACGGTAAGGAATCTTATACAAAGTTAACCCAAACTGAGTATTTTGATGTTATGGAAGATTTGGCACTTGAATATTATCAGAACGGAACTCCAAACCCTTCTGATATACAAACTAACATTATAGAGGAAAACTAATGGCAAAGGTAAAAGGTGGTGGTGGTCTCTTAGGAGGTGATTATATACAAGCAACCCCGAAAAAGACTCGTCAAGGAACAGGCAAACATACAAAATATGCCTCATCATCCCGTAACTCGGCTCGTAAAAGATATAGAGGACAAGGTAGATAGCACCCGAAAGGGTGCTTTTTTTTGTCGTAGCATAAATAACCAGAGGAAAGGTATATCTACTATACATGCCACTTCAGTACGAAAGAACATCTCAGGGATTTAAGGATATTAGTTTCTCCTTTTTACCCCATCCAATTACAAAAGATTTACCTGTATTAATTAATGAACGTGCGATTACTCGTGCCGTTCGTAATTTGGTAGAGACGATTCCTTCTGAACGCTTCTTTGATCCTATGATTGGATCTGAAGTTCGTGGATTGCTCTTTGAAAACTATACTATGCCGATTGCGATAGCAATTGAAGACCAGATCATGAATACGATTAAGAATCATGAGCCTAGAGTTAATAATGTAGAAGTTGATATCAATGCTAAACCTGATGACAACACTTTTGAAATTACAATTTTCTTTGATATCATCGGTTTAGAGCGTCCTCGTCAAGCATTTACGTTCATATTAGAACCAACCAGATAAAATAATGCCAGTCACACAATTTACTAATTTAGATTTTGATCAAATTAAGGCACAGATAAAGGATTATCTGGCAGCGAACTCTAATTTCACTGATTTTGACTTTGAAGGATCAAACTTTGCGATTCTAATTGATACTTTAGCGTATAATACGTATATTAACTCCTTTAATGCGAACCTAGTTGCGAATGAATCGTTCCTAGATTCCGCTACATTGCGTGAAAATGTTGTTTCTTTGGCACGAAACATTGGATATGTGCCTAGATCTAACACTGCTGCGAAGGCATCTATCACTTTTTCTGTTGAAATTGATGACGCTGCTGCTCAAGTGCCTTTTGTTGAGTTAAAAGCTGGTTTAGTTGTAGTTGGTAACGCAAATGGGTCTTCATATCGCTTCTCTATACCTGAAAGAATAACATCAATTGTAGAAAATGTTACAAATGCTGATGGTAGTGTAAGTAGAGTTGCTACTTTTGGCACTCAAACCAATCCAATTACAGTTTTTCAGGGATCTTTGGTTGAAAGTCGCTTTATAGTGATGACAAATCAGGATCAACGCTTTATTTTAGACAATTCTAAGATAGATAGCTCCACAATTACTGTTTTTGTTAACAAGAGTAATACAACTGGGTTAGGAAGACAATTTAAAAAGATCGATAACATCCTAAATTTAGATAAAAGTTCAGAAATCTTCCTTATTCAGGAGATTCAAGATGAAAAATTTGAGATTTTATTTGGTGATGGTTATTTTGGTAAAAAATTAGATAATGATAATATTATTACAGCAAGATATGTTGTAACAGATGGTGCTAATGGTAATGGTGCTAAGACATTTGATTTCCAAGGAACAATTGTAGATCAGAATGGGGCAGTTAAAATACCAAAACAGAATGTAACTATTAATACTATAAATGGTGCGACAAACGGTTCTGACATTGAGAATATTAACTCAATTAAGTATTTGGCTCCTCGCATGTATTCCGCACAGTACAGGGCGGTTACACCAAGGGATTACGAGGCAATAATATCACAAATATATCCTGCAACAGAGTCTGTAGCAGTGGTTGGTGGTGAAGAAATGGATCCACCCCAATTTGGCACAGTTCGGATCAGCATTAAACCTAAAAATGGAACATATGTATCCGATTTTGATAAACAATACATTAAAAGTGAGTTAAAGAAATACGCTATTGCTGGTATAAACTCAAAGATTGTTGATCTTAAAGTGCTATATGTGGAAATTGACTCAACTGTGTATTACAACACAGCACAGGTTGCTGTTCCAGATACATTAAAGTCTAAAATTACTAATGCTTTAACCACATATTCCAATACAGTTGATATTAATAAGTTTGGTGGTAGGTTTAAGCACAGTAAAACGGTTCAGTTGATCGATAGGGTTCACAATGGTATTACATCAAACATTACGAAAGTAACGATTAGAAGGGATTTAAAGGCACTTCTGAATCAATTTGCTCAGTATGAACTATGTTTTGGTAATAGATTCTATATTAACCCTGAAGGGTATAACATTAAGTCTACTGGATTTAAGATTAATGGACATGAGAAGACGGTTTATCTAACAGATGTTCCTAATAAGGATGTTAGTGGCAACTTAGATGGAAGTATGAAGGGTGTTCTAAGTATTGTTTCTAGAGATGAAAACAGCACCTTTAAGATTGTTGGTAAATCTATCGGAACAGTTGACTATAAGAAAGGTGAAATTCTACTTAATACCATTAATATAATATCAACTGTTGCTGCTAATGATATTGTAGAGATACAAGCAAACCCAGATTCAAATGATGTAATTGGGTTAGAGGACTTATATCTTAGTTTTGATGTTTCTCATAGTAAGATAAATATGGTTAAGGACGTAATTGCTTCGGGCGAAGATGTATCAGGAATTGTATTTTCAAGAGACTATTATACTTCAAGTTATAACAACGGTGAATTAGAGAGAAAATAAATGAGTCTAGATTTCGAGAAGAAGGTACAAGTCCATACTATAATTGAGAGTCAGTTACCACAATTTTTGGTTGCTGATTTTCCTAATGCGACTGAGTTCTTTAAACAATACTACCTATCACAGGAGTATCAGGGTGGTGTAACCGATATAATTGATAATTTTGATCGTTATCTTAAGGTAGATAATTTGGTTCCTGAAGTTGTTATTGGGACTACATCTCTTACTGCTGATATTAATATCTCTGATACAACAATTACTGTTGCTTCTACAAAAGGATTTCCTAACGAATATGGATTATTAAAGATTGATGATGAAATAATCACTTATACTAGTAAAACAGATACTACTTTCTCTGGTTGTATACGTGGTTTCAGTGGTATTAGTGGACTTAGTTCTGATATATCTTTAGATAATACAAATAAACAAGATTTAGTATTTGAAGACACAAACTCTTCTACACATACTAATGGTTCTACAGTTACTAACCTTAGTGTACTGTTTTTACAAGAATTTTACCATAAACTTAAGAAAACTTTCTTACCTGGTTTAGAGGATAATGATTTTGTAGAGGATCTTGATGTAGGTAACTTCATTAAACATGCAAGATCTTTTTATCAATCAAAAGGTATTGCTGAATCAATTCATATACTATTCAAGGTATTGTATGGTGTAGACTCTGAAGTATTGGATCTAGAAGAGAGATTAATTAAACCTTCTAGTGCTGAATATATTCGTAGAGAAGTTATTATTGCAGAAGCAATTGCTGGTAATCCATCTTTATTGATTGGTCAAACAATTACAAAATCAGATGATTTAAGAACATCTGCTTCCGTATCAGAAGTCGAAATATTTGAAAGAAATCTTGGTATTGGAGCAAATATTAGAAAAACTTACTATAAAGTTTCTTTATTTGTAGGATTTAGTGATAGAGATCTAATTGAAGGAACATTTACTATTCCAGGTAAAACAAAAGTTTTAGGCACAACAGTAAAGGATTCCTCTGAGATTACAGTAGACTCAACAATAGGATTCCCTAGCACTGGAACTTTAATTAGCGGAACAAATATTATTACATATACATCAAAGACTGTAAATCAGTTTATGGGATGTAGTGGTATAGTTACTACTATTAATGATGCTGATGATATAAGAGCAAATGAGACTGTTTTTGGATATGAGGATGGTGATCTTACTAGAAGAGTTGATTTAAGAATTACTGGAGTATTATCAGACTTTGTTCCTGATGGTCCTATTAATTTGATTGAAGAACAGGAAAAAATTTATAGTAAGAATGTAGGAGAAAGTATTCCTTCTTATGATAGTCAAAATATTGACGATCAAGATAGAACATATAAGCAAATATTTGCTAATTCATGGAAATATAACACAAGTAGTCGTTATCAAGTAGAATCATGGCTAGGAAACCCAGTATTATCAAGTAAAATTGATAAAACCAGTCTTGCTGTAGGAGATGTTATTGAAATATTTGAAAGATATGGATTAACTGTTCTTGGAATAGCAACAATATCAAGTATTGATGAAAGTGATAATTCATTGACTCAATTGGATAATTTAAATATTACTATTGATCCAAATAAGAAATATGATATTCGTAGAGCAATAAAAAAGGCAAAAACAGGAGGATCTCTTACTAATATTTCTTTAGGTCAGAAGGAAAGTACATATCTTGCTGATACTTTAAATGTATATGTTGATGGTAATACTGATGGTTATGTGGCAGCAAACTCTTTACCAAGTTATAATATAGATGTAGAAATTTTTAAAGCTTCATTTGAAACAGGTAATAATGCTAGTTTGAGTGAACCACAACAAGTAGATCCATTAGATAATACTATAGCGATTGATTATCATCAAATCAATTTTACAACTGATACTAAATTCAATACTGGAGATCCTGTAATTTATAAAGCAGTAGATTCAGTTGGAGCAGGAGCAACAACACTTGTTGGATTAACTACTGTAAATACCGATGGTTCAACAAGAATATACTATGTTGATGTTTCAACAGATAAAAGAAGTATAAAGTTACATGATTCTATTGGTTCTATTGGTATATCTACTCTTGTTTTAAATAAACCCACATCTTTTGTTCTTGGTGGTGTTGATCATATATTCACTCTTCAGGATCATTATGATAAAGAATTAACATATAATCCAATATTAAGAAAATTCCCATTATCACAAAATCTTTATATAACAGAAAAGAGTGAAGATGCTAATGATAATGTTGGTATATTAATTGATGGTGTTCAAATTCAATCATCATTGGGTGAAGATGCTGTTGAATATGGTGAAATTTCAAATATTGATATCTTTAATGGTGGTGAGGGATATGATGTATGTAATCCACCTAGAATAGTAATTGAAGATTCTGTTGTTAGTGGTGCTACTACAGCATTGGCAGAACCAGTAATTAGTGGAACAGTTGAAGAAATTATTGTTGAAACGCAGAATTTTGATATTGATGAATGTCGTTCAGTATCTTTGACTGGTGGTAATGGAAAAGGTTGTCTTTTAGAACCAGAAGTTGGTCCTAGATTTAGAGAACTTAAGTTTGATAGTCAAGATGTAATATTCAATGGTGGTGTTGATCCAATTGAAGAAGTTATTAGATTTACTGAAGATCATAAGTTATTCACTGGTGAAAAAATATTCTATGATAGTAATGGTAATGATGCGTTAGGTATAGGTGAATTTAAATCTAATGCTACAGAAGTTACTAATTATTTGGTAAATGGTTCTCAATATTTTGTAAAAGCTACTAACTCAAGGAATATTTTACTATTCAATACTAAAGAAGATGCATTAATACAACCTACTGGTATTAATACTATTGGATTCTCAACTACTAGTAATGGAATTCATAAATTTAGAACAGAAGCAAGAAATACTTTAAAATCTGTTAAGGTTATTAACCCAGGAACTGGTTATTCGTATAAGAAACTTATTGTTAAACCTGTTGGCATATCTACTGCTTATGATTCTATCCATTTTGAGAATCATGGGTTTAGTGAAGGTGATACTGTTAACTATACCACTATGGAAGGTAATGGAACAGTTGAAGAAATACCTGAATTAGATACTACAAAAACCTATTTGGTTATTAAATTAGATGATCATTCCTTTAGATTATCAGATGGTTCTAGTGATTATGAGAGAGGAAAATACGTTAATTTCTCTGATTATGGGTCTGGATATCATGTATTTAAGTATCCAGATATAAAAGTAGAGGCTAGTGTTTCTTTTGCTTCAACTGTTACTGGAACAATTAATTTCACACCTATTATAACTGGAAATATTACAAACGTTGATTTGTATGAAAAGGGTTCTTATTATGGTTCAGAAACGGTAAATCATGACAGAGGACCAGATACATTTATACAGAATGGTAAAGAGGCTGAAATTAATCCTATTGTATCTGGTGGTAAAATTATTGAAGTCCAAGTTCTTAATAAAGGAAAGGAGTATTATTCATTACCTGAGATTAAAATAACTGGTTCTGGAAATGGTGTTAAAGTTAGACCAGTTATATCTGGTGGAAAATTAATTGAAGTAGTAGTAATAAATCAAGGAATTGGATATTCTTCTGCTAATACTTTTGGTTATGTTGATCCTAGAGGTATAAATGGATTATTTGAATCTAGAGTTAAAAAATTATATTTGGATAATACTAATAAGTTTGGTGAGTTTCATTTAGAACCACATGAAGATAATAAAGTTACTTTAAGTGCTTATGGGTATGGAGCAAAATTAAAAGCAGCATTTGATCCTCTTAATACTGGTGGTCACTCCGCTATTATTGGATGGGCATATGATGGTAATCCAATATACGGTCCATATGGTTTTGAAGAAGCAGATAAGTATGGTTCAACCATTAAGAGAATGGTATCTGGATATAAAGCAAATACTGTTAAGATAAATTCTGATATTTCTGCTGGAATAAGACCATCAATAACAAAATTCCCTGTTGGTTCATTTATTGATGATTGGGTGTACACAAATGAAGGTGATCTTGATGATCATAATGGTAGATTTTGTAAAACTCCAGAATTTCCTAGAGGAATATATGCTTATTTCGCTACAATCAATGAAAATTTACAACCAGCTTATCCATACTTTATAGGAAAAACTTATAGATTACCATTTATTAGTGAAAATAATAGATTAGATCAATCATTTGATTTTAATAGCACTACTTTATCAAGAAATACATTCCCATATAAAGTAAATGAAACATATGCGGATAATGATTTCATTATAGAATCTAATGAAATTGTTAGACAAATGTCTACTATTGAATCTGTTACTACAGGTTCAGTAGTTGATTTTCAAATATTAGATGGTGGTGATGGATATAAAGTTGGTGATTTTACCATATTTGACAATGAAGGGACTAATGGAACGGGTGTTAGAGCTGTAGTTGATGAAATTGTTGGATTAGGTGTATCAACAATAAAAACTGAATCGACTAAGTTTGAAAACGCTGTATTTACTTGGGATAATGAATTCCAAGTATCTGCTTATTACAGACCACATATTGATACTCTTAAGAATAATGATAGTGTTGTAATATCTGGATTAAGCACATCAAACCTAGCATTAACAGATTCGTTTACAATTGGAATTACAACAGAAGTAATGACTCTGGTAAAGGAGATACCTGCTAATACTAATCCTAATGGAAAAATTGAGGATATCTATGTTAATACAATATCAAATGTTGTTTCAATTGGATCCTCTATCAAAATTGGAGATGAGTATTTAAGGGTATTAAATCTATATCCTATAGGATCAATAATAAGAGTTAAGAGATTTACTAATGCTCCAATTGTTTCTTATGGATCAACTATTGATTGTCTTGCTGATAAAGTTACTATACCAGTTAAATCGAATAGATTTAATTCAAGAGTAAATGATTTAGTATATTTTAACTCACAATTATCAGTTGGATTGGGAACAACTGGTGGTTCGTCTATCAATTATTCTATTGGTGAAAATAATAATCAAGTTCCACTTCCAGCACAAAACATATATTTACCAAGTCATCCATTCAAAACAGGTCAGAAAGTACTCTTTAGGAAAGATATAATATCTCAACCTGCTGCTACTTCACTTATGATGAGTGAAGCGATTGATGGTAGTGGTATACAAAATATTCCAGATATAACTTCTGGAGTAACTGAAATGTATGTAATCAATAAAGGTACTGATTACATCGGTTTAGCATATGATGCCAAAAAAGCTCATACTACTAATGGAGTATATTTCTATGGAAATGGATCAAATAATTATGAATATACTATAGAATCTGACTACTATCAAGTAACTGGTGACGTTAGTAGATTAACATCTACAATAATGACAAAAGTTGCTGTTGCTAATACATCAACACATGGATTAAGTAATGGTGATGTTATTAGTTTAGAAGTTATTCCAAATCATCCTGTTGGATATGGAAATACTTTTGAAATAGATGTTCGTTATAACGATGAATATAAAAAATTAACATTTAATCCTAAAGAGTTTGATTATACTGGTATTACTACTACTGGTGAGAGTGTAGATCAAAATACATTTACCATACTTAATCATGGATATAAAACAGGTGATAAAGTATTTTACGATAGTGATAATATTATTTCTGGATTTGCAACAGGATCATATTTTGTTCATGAAATAGATTCCTCAAAGTTTTATTTGACAGAAACTTTAAAAGATGCTCAAGATTTTCCTGCTAAGGTTATTGGAATTACTACTGTAGGATCTACTACTGCTAAACATATATTCTCTATTATTAATCCACAAATCAGTGTTGTTAAAAATTCACAGTTGACCTTTGGGTTATCAACATCTGCATTATCTGGATTTGATTTTAATCTTTATTATGATAAAGACTTTAAAAATAGATTTGATAATTCTAATGATACTACAGAATTTAATGTTATTAAATCTGGAACTATTGGTGATGAAACAGTTGGTGCTGCTTTATCCATAAGTTGTTCTAAATCTCTTCCAAGTAAGTTATATTATTCTCTTGATAAAGCAGGTTATATAAGCACTGCTGATAAAGATGTTCCAAATTATTCTGAGATAGTATTTGTAGATAGTAATTATAATGGTGATTATACAATATTTGATGTTGATAATGAGTCGTTCAAGATCTCACCAAGATCAATACCAGAATTGAGTGAGTATAAAATTGAAGATTGTGATAAGATGGAATATTCAACAAGATCTTCAGAAGTTGTTGGTCCTATTAAGGGATTAAAAACAATTTCAACTGGATTTGGATATAAGACGAGTCCTAAATTTAAATCTGTTGCTAGTGAGAATGGGAGAAATGCTAATATTGTAGCATTATCAACTTCTATTGGCAATATAAACCAATTACGAATTAATGATATTGGATTTGAATATTCTTCAGATAATACATTAAGACCAGAAGCTTTCGTATCACCAATTATTAGTGTTGATGATTTGGATGAAGTTGTATCTATAGATGTTGTTAGTGGTGGAGTAAATTATCTTAGTGCTCCAAATTTAGTACTTTATAATCCAGAATCTAATAAAGTTGTTGATGAATCTTCATTAGTAGCGATAGTTCCTGAACAATCAATTTCTGAAGTTGAAATTGTTGCTCCTATAAAAGGATTAAATTCAGTAAATCATAGATTGATAGCAATTAATAACTCTAATGGCGTTGGTATTACTTCAATGTCGGTGGAGAATGAAACTACCGCTAAATGCTACCTCCAAACCCCTATAAATGGGTTTAAAACACCTCCATTTGCTGTTGGTGATGAAATATTCGTTGAAGGTATTCAGCGTATTGGAGAGGCAGGTGTAGGTGTTCAAAATGATGGAGCTTCGGCAACTACTGTAGTTGGTGAAGGATTTAATTCAGCAGATTATAATTATCAATTCTTTAAGGTAAAAGAATACGCATCTGCTAATCCAGATGTATTGAAATTTGATTTAGTTGGAGTTACGACTTTCCCAGGTAACCCTAAAGCTTTCCAATCTGGTTATGCTAATATTGTTAATAGAAAAGTATATCCTAATCTACAAGTAGTTCAAAATAGATCTGAATTCTCTATTGATGAATTTATTTCTATTCAGGTATCTGGAACATATATTAAGAAAGATCTTAGAATTGTAGAATTTAGAGATGATTTCATTAAAGTTGATGGTAAAGATGAATTAAAAGTTGGTGATAGATTCATTGGTGATGTTAGTGGAACAAGTGCTACTGTAACATCTATTTCTCAGAGTAAAGGTAAATTTAATGTTGATTACTCAAGTAGAGTTAATTATGGTTGGAATGATGATATTGGTAAATTAAATGAAGATTATCAAGTTACTCCAGATAATGATTATTATCAGAATTTATCATATTCTGTTAAGAGTCCAATTACTTGGGATAAATTTATTGATCCAGTTAATAGATTGGTTCACCCATCTGGATTAAAGAATTTTGGTGATGTTGTAGTACAAGATACTGGAACCTTTGCTGGTGTAGCAACACAATCTATAGAACCAACAATTGTACTAGATGTAACTAATGAAAGAAGAGTTGATACTATTAATAATTTCGATTTGGTTATCGATTATGACAAACTTGAAAATAAATCTAAGTTTATAGAATTTCAAAATGTAAAATTAACAGATTATACAAAATGTTTGACTAATAGAGTATTAATTCACGATGATATTAGTGGTAAATTCTCTAGTTCTGGTCAAGGAGATAATTATACAGAAATTGAAGAAATTAATGGAAATTTTGCAAAATATCTAGTTCAAATAGTAGATCCAGATACGTTTGATGTTCAGTTAAGTGATTTAACTGTTTTAACAACAACTGAAAATGCTTATTTGCTTGTAAAGGCAAGTGATTATAGTAATATTAAATTAGGTGATTTTGATACATCAGCTGATTCTGATAGAAAGATTTTAAAATTTACACCAGTAGACAAATTTGATAAAGATCATGATATTAAGGTATTAAAAACTACATTTAGCACCAATGTTGTTGGTGGTGGAGTAGCACAAACAAATGAATCTTTTGGATCTGTCAAATTAAGTGCATCTAATTATAATATTGGTAGTGGAACAACAACTGTTACTGGTACTATTGCGGAAACTGTAGTTAGTGGAAATTATGAATACAATCTAACTGTAGTTGATCTTGATTTAAATAATCTTAATGCTGGATATGATAAAGAGATTCCAAATAAGTATGGAACCTATTTAAATTCTTGGGAAACTAAGCAGAGATCCGATGGAACATCATATAGAGTTGGATTTGCTGTTACTGAAGTAACTTCTTCAACAACTGCTAAGTTAATACCAGTTAGTGAAGAAAGTATTAATAATGTTATCCAATATTCTCCATTAGCATCTGTTACAGAAGATACTTATACATCAGTTACTGTTGGAACTGGAGATATTGGTTTCTTGGATAGAGATGAGCAGAAATCTATTGTGTTGGGAGTTACTACTACAACAATTTATAGTTCACCTGATAATAATTTTAATGGATCATTAACTGATATTCTTCTTGAAGATGATTTACTTAGAGATATAACATATAGTGAAATTATTCTTAATATCGATCATACATCTAAGCAACTTAGTATAATTGAATCTGGAATGGATTCAAAGAAACCTCCAGCAAATCTACAGGGTGGTAATAGCGTTAATCTACAGCAACTTACTTATAACACCATTGGTATTATAACAGCAAGACATGAAAATGATACTGTTTATCTTGATGTTATTAATGATAGGAATTCATCTTTATCGGCTGGTGTAAATGTAGTTGGATTGGGAACAACAACTGCTGGAATAGGAACATATAGATTTAATGTTACGGGTCAACCAGAAGGTGCTGAAAGATCTTTAAGGTTTGAATCAAAATATTCTGGAGAATCTGGAATATCAACAATTACACGTTTTAATACATCAATTGACAGTGCTTTAAAATCATTGATTCGTGTTTCTTGTGGAGAAACAACTGTAATACATCAGGTTGTTTTACTACACGATGTAGATAATGATTCTGTAGTTGTTGAATATCCTTTCATCTCAAATAGTGGAACCGATGGAATTGGATCATTTAATACAACAAATCCAGAAAATGGTATATTATCATTTAATTTTGTCCCAGATGCTGAATATTCTTCATCTGTAGTTGAGGTTCAAGCATACAATCAGATTTTCCAAACTGTAAATGATTTTGAAAATGAATCAGATATTCTTCATTATGGTCCTGCCGTTAATGACCTAGTTCTATCTGCTTATGATGGTGTTAATGGTGATAGAGCAAATAAGGTTAATTTTGATCTTAAACATGAAGGAACATCAATTTACTTTAAGAGATTTAATCCAAGTGATTCATCACAGATGAATCAGACAAGTGGTAAATTTACAATACCTAATCATTTCTTTAATACAAATGAAGAATTGACATATACACCATATTCCTCATTTATAGGTGTTTCTGCTACTGCTCCAGGAATTGCTTCTACTGAAGGTGCTTCTGGTATTATTAATACTTTACCTGAAAAGGTTTATGTTAAAGCAGTTTCTGGTAGTGAGTTCTACTTATACAGTAAAAAGGAATTTATTGCGGATGGAGAACCTATAACATTTACTGATTCTGGATCTGGTAATGCTCATAAGTTACAGATGAGCAAAGTTTTAAGTAAGACTGTAATTGGATTGGATGGAATTGTTCAACAACCAATATCATATACAGCAGTAGAACATACTTTAAAAGATGATGTCCCTCATAAAGCAACTACTTTATCAAGTACTATATTAAATGTAACTGAAGGGGAAGGATTAAATTTAGAGATAGAACAGTTTGCTGTAAGTGGTATTAGTTCAATACAACCAAGAGATGTATTGAAAGTTGGTAATGAATATATGAAAGTTATTGAAGTTGGTGTAGCAGAATCAAATGTTCAAATGCCACTTGAGGGTGATTTAGATGATAATGGTATATGGATACCACGTCTAGCACCTATTAATTCTGAAGATGGAACTATACCAGTGGTTAAAGTAAAGAGGGGTTCTTTGGGTAGGGCAGCAGAAAATCATACTGCTGGAACACCAGTCAGAGTTCATAGAGGATCCTTTAATATTGTTGATAGTACAATTTGGTTCTTAGATCCACCAAAAGGTAATACAAGACAGAGAAGAAGTGAAACAAATTTACCATACGTTAAGGCAGAATATAATGGTAGAACATTCTTAAGA